TTATAAAAACGAAAGGGTCTTACCTATAATTTACGAACTTGACTCACTAAAAGAATGGACCAATCCACAGGCTTGGGGTAAAGCGAATCCAGGACTGGGCAGTATAAAATCATTACAGCAACTTGCGGAAAAGGTAGAAGCGGCAAAACATAATTCCCGTTTAGTTCCGAATCTTTTATGTAAGGATTTCAATTTAAGGCAAAATTCCAGTCAAGCATATCTAACATTCGAACAGATCGATAATCAGGCGACTTTTAATTTTAATGATTTTGCTCCTAAGCCATCGTATTGTATTGGCGGTTTCGATTTGAGTCAGACAACAGATTTAACTTGTGCAACTATTTTATTTAAACTAGCACCAGATGATCCTATGTTTTATTGTCACCAAATGTATTGGATTCCCGAGGATTTATTTGAAAAACGGAAACATGAAGATCATGCACCTTATGATATCTGGTTTCAAAGAGATTTATTAAGGACGAGTGCAGGCAACATCAACGATTTTCACTTAATCACGGAATGGTTTTTGGAGATTCAAGAAAAATATGATCTGTATTTATACAAGTGCGGTTATGATGCGTGGGGCGCTCAGTATCTTTCCAAAGAAATGGCCGATACATTTGGCGAGACCACTATGGATAGAGTTATACAGGGCAAGCAGACACTTTCAGTACCAATGCAGAACTTAGCAGCCCATCTTGAAGCCAAACATATTAATTATAATAACAATCCAATTCTGAAATGGTGTATGGGTAATGTTGCCGTGGATATTGATCGTAACGGCAATATCCAGCCTAAAAAGCAAATTAACCAAAGGTTACGTATAGATGGATTTGCCAGTTTATTGGATGCTTATACATCGTATGAAAGAAATATGGACGATTACTTAAATATGATTTAGGGGGTTGAAAACATGGAAATATTAATATTCTTACTGCAAATTATAGGAGCGGCAGTTGCTGGTTTTACTGTATTTTATTGTATAAAACAGTTTATTATGTTGGTTTCTTCGGCAGTTTTATTATATAAGATCAAAAAAATATCAACAAATTTCACTGACGTGGATGAGATTGCAACGAAAATAAAAACAGCATTTAAATAGTTTGCTTCATCATATATTGATTGGGCAGGAGGTGGAAAATTTGAAATGTATTTTGGGCAATGCAATTAATTTTATGAAATATGGAATCAAATTTTATAAAGAAAATAAGCTGGATTTAGTAGTCCTGATTATATCAATTATGGCGCTATGTTTATCAGGTGCAATGTGTTGGCAAGCGATATTCCACTAAATATAAGTGCGATGATAGATATAATAATAGGCGAAATTCGCAATATAAAATCTTTGCGCTGATCTTGATTGTGCTTATGCCTAAGGTCAAAGTAAATATCGCCATGAAGGGTTATTTTGTAAGAACCACTGGCATAGACGTTCTTATCATTGCACTTATCAATACAAGTATTTTCGATGTAATCTTTATCAAGCAAAATATGCATATGATCAGAAAATTGCTCTAATTGAAGATTGGTCAGTAAAGATATTTGATTCATAGCAAGGGCGCGGTGTTCGTGAAAAAGTGTAAGTAAGCCTTCGGAAATAGTATCAAGTTGATTAAAATCTATAATAATCACCTTCTTTCATTGGTGATTATAACACAATTAAAGAAGGGAGTGAAAAACAATTGAGAATTAATTTTAGAAGTATGTTTAAGTCAATCTTTAATGTAGAAGACTTCCAAGGGAACGTGGCTGATAAACCGTATACAATGTTTCGGCAATTGAACAATTCCGATAATGTTTTCATACCGTGGGACGGAAATAGTTATGATGATGCAACCGTTAGAACTTGTATCAATACGATCGCTAAACATGCAGCCAAGTTAAAGCCTAAACATATTCGTCGACAGAACGGAAAAATCATTGAAACAGATAGCGTTATCGATTCACTTTTATCGACTCGCCCGAATGAGTATATGAGTACGTATGATTTTATTTACAAGATCGTAAGCCAATTGGCACTTTATAATAATGCCTTTGTTTATATTAAGAGTGACAGCAAAGGAAATATCATTGGCTTATATCCCTTAAATTATGGTGATGTCGAACTGGTTGAGTTAGACGCTGTTTTGTATTGTAAGTTTAATTTCTTGAGCGCCGGACAAATGGTAATCCCTTATACAGATATCATCCATATCAGAGACCAGTTCAATCGAGAGGATTTCTTCGGCGAAACAAACGAACGCCCCTTAAAATCTCCTCTTAAGATATTGAATACGGTTAAACAAGGTCTGGAAAATGCAGTTAAAAATTGTACAAAATTACGTGGGATTTTAGAAGTAGTCGGCAACTTAAAACCCGGCGATATCGAAAAAATTAACAAGAATTTTGTTGATTCCTTTTTAGATACTTCTAATTCTACAGGTATAGCCACTATAGATCAAAAAAGTACTTTTCATCAGTTGACCAGTGATATCCAAACAGCAGATCATTCACAAATGGAATTTATCAGGGATGATGTTTACAGATACTTTGGTTTGAATGAAGCCATTATCAAGGGGAATTATACCGAGGATCAATGGGCAGCTTTTTATGAATCAATCATTGAACCTATTGCTATAAAATTGTCATTAGAATTTACTTCGAAGCTCTTCACCGAACGAGAAAAGGGTCATGGCAATGAAGTTATATTTACAGCAAATCGTTTGCAATATGCAAGCATGAAATCGAAAACAACGATGGTACAGGCTTTACTGCCGCAGGGGATTATAACGCTTAATGAAGCGCGTGAAATCTTTGGCTTCTCTGCTGTAGACGATGGAGACAAACGACAGGTAAGTTTAAATTTTGTGGATTCGAACAAACAAAATCAGTACCAACTAGGGCAAGCAGATCCTGTTGCTACAGATAACAGTGAGGAAGGCGAAGAAGAAAATGCATAAGAAAGAATATCGTTCAGCAGTCATCAGTGCATCAGAACAGCAAGCAGACAATCAGCTCTTAGTTGAAGGATGTGCCGCAGTATTTGAACAGGCTACTGTTTTAGCTGAAATTGATGGTGTACAGTATAAAGAAATTATTGATAAAGATGCCTTAATCGGTTGTGATATGTCAGACGTTCCATTTAAGTATGATCATAACGATAACTTTTTTGTATTGGCACGTACTCGTAATAAAACATTAAGCCTCACAGCTGATAACATGGGTTTAAATGTCCGTGCCAATCTAGCCGATATCACAGCCGGACAAGATTTATATAAATTGATCCAGCGTGGTGACATAGACAAAATGAGTTTTGGTTTTACCGTAGCGCAAGAAAACTATGATTCTTTAACTCACACCAGACGAATTTTAAGAATTGATAAAATTTATGATGTATCAGCCGTACCCGATCCGGCATATGATGGCACAAGCATTGATATTGCAGATGGTGCTGGCGTGAGTGCGAGAGATTGTTTTTCAGGTTATATTGAAGCAGAGAAAATTGCTAAAGAAGAAGCACAACGCAGAAAATTAGTTTTGCTTACTTTTTAGACCTATACAAACTATAGACCAAGCAAAAAAAGTCTCTTAAAACGAATCCTACGAGGTCACTTTTTGGGCTGATTTATTGAAAATTTAATACAAATCGAACAAAGACACTATTTCTTATAGTGTTTTTAATTTTGCCTTTTTTGACTGGATAGTCAAATCAAAATGGCTGGATGGCTGGCAATATAATAAAAAATTAATTGGAGTGTTCAAAACATGGATAAAAGATTAAAAGAAATTATGGATCGTAAAATTGAGATTCGCAAAGCATTGAAAGATGGTTCCGAGCTGGATCTGGCAGCAGTCGAAACAGAACTCGCGGCTTTGGAAACAGAAGAAGTCGAACTTCGCAGAAAAGGTGAAATTGCTAATAAAATTAACATTGGTGAAGTACCTGTCACAGCGGTACAAAAACCAGAAGAAAAAGAGGTCAGAAAAAATATGGAAGATAAATTTGAATCCATTGAATACAGAAAAGCATTTAAAGATTTTGTTATTAAAAACTCAGATTTACCAGCAGAATATCGTTCGTCTAGTACAGCCGATGCTAGCGCAGTTATCCCGACCACAGTACTAAATCGTGTCATCGATAAACTTACGGCTTCGGGCATGATCTTGCCACTAATCACTCGCACAGCTTATAAAGGCGGTGTTAGTATTCCAATCAGTTCTGTTAAACCAGTTGCGACATGGGTTGCGGATGGTGCTGGATCTACAGTTCAAAATAAAGCGATGGGAACTTTAACTTTTGGCTATTTCAAACTTCGTTGCGCTGTTGGCGTAAGTTTTACTTTAGATAATATAGCTCTTTCCGCTTTTGAAAATGCCATTGTTAACAACATTGCCGAAGCTATGGTCATTGCACTTGAAAAATCCATAATCAGCGGTACAGGAAATGGTCAACCAACAGGTATCCTTGCAGAAACACCTAATGCAAATCAGGTAATATCCGTAACTGCAATTGACTATCCGACCTTAGTTTCGGCAGAAGCAGCCATCCCTATCGAATATGAAACAGGCGCTGTTTATGTAATGACGAAACAGACTTTTGGTGCATTCTTAAGCATGGTAGATACGAACAAACAGCCAATTGCCCGTGTGAATTATGGTATCAATGGTGATGCAGATAGAAGCCTTTTAGGACGTAAAGTAATTCTTTGTAACTATTTACCTTCTTATGCAGCCGCAACAGCTGGTCAAACTTTTGCCTTTATCTTTAAAATGGATGACTACGTTTTAAATACAAATTTTGAAATCGGTATGAGACGTTACGAAGATTACACAACTGACGACCAGGTTATGAAAGCAATCATGCTGGCCGACGGTAAAGTCGTTGATAAAAACAGCCTTGTTACTTTAAATATTCCGGCAGCAGCAGCAAAATAAATAAGACCTTAAAGTGCTCATACCCTTTTCGGGTATGAGTATATTTTTTAAGGGGGACAATAAATAAATGACTTTAGAAGACGTAAAATTATACCTTCGTGTGGATTCAGACTTAACAGAAGACGATACCTTGATTCAATCGTTAATGGCAGCGGCACAAACTTACATTACCAATCAGACAGGAAAACAATATCTTGTAGATGATGAGGTCTGGAATTTGGTGATTAAATTATTAGTAAGCCATTGGTACGACAACCGGCAAATTAATTCATCAAAGCCCGGAGTTTTAAGTGAATATCCTCATAGTGTAACAGCTCTTATTCATCATATTAGTTTATGTAGTGCGTATCCTTATACGGATGGTGAGACCGAATGAACACAGGAAATATGGATAAACGGGTTCAGTTTTTACAATATAAAGATATAAAAAATAAACTTGGCTTGACGGAACAGGTTCCGATAACAGTACTTAAATGCTGGGCGCAGATTGAACCAGTTAGAGGCCGAGAATATTACGAAGGTCAGAAAGATCGAACTGAAAACGCCTATAAAATAATAATCCGATATCGTAAAAATTTAAGTGCGGCCATGCTTATTCAATATCAAACCCATATCTTTGAAATTCAAAATATCGTAGATCCATATATGGCACACGACACTTTGGAAATTTATTGCAATGAGAAATCACGTGGAACGGGTGTTATGTCATGAGTTCGGATGATGGCTTTCAGTTCGAAAATCTTGATGAATTTATGAAGGATATTGAATCTGTAGCGAATGAATATCCGGCAACAGCTGAAAAACATTTACAGAAAATAGGTAATAAATTTAAAAAGATCGTCAAAGAAAAAAGTCCTGATAGTGGTCGCGACCATAAAAACAAACTTAATAAATCATGGAAATCAGAAGTAAAGGGATATCGGGGCGAAGACTTAGTGTGCAATGTCTGGACAACATCACCACATTTTCATTTACTTGATCGTGGTCATGTACAGAAAGATAAAAAGGGCAATATCAAAGGATTTGTACAAGGAAAGCACTTTTTAGAAGCTACTGCACAGGAAGTCGAAGCCAATGTTTTACCTAAAGCATTAGAAAAGTTTCAAAAAGAAATTATAAAAAAATTAGACAGGTAGGTGATAAAAAATGCTTAAACAAACTGCTCTACTATCGGCAATCAGCGCCTTAATAGAAACCAAGTATGCGTATCCAATATATACAAATGAGATTGTAGAGGGATTCTCGCAGCCGTGTTTCTTCATTAAGTTAATTAAAAGAACAGATACCGAATCATTAAATACAAATAGCAATGCCTTAAGTATTATTGTCACCTACTTTGCTAGTCCGGATATCAATAAAGAAATAGCTTATTTGGATATGACCGATGATTTAAATTTGATTTTTGATACAGGTTTTCAAGTTAGTGATCGATACCTGCATGTAAAAAACTTTACAGCAGACCGTATTGGCGAGAAACAGGATATATTGCAAGTCACAATACAAATTGATTATTTTGATAACACAAATCGGAAAGAACAAATTTACGATTTGATGAAAAAACTAAATTTAGCAGAACATATAAGGAGCTAATACAAAATCGTACTAGCTCTTTTGTTATA